GAAAGGACAATTTTATGAAAGTAAAATTTCACGAGTTCTCTGGCTATGTGTTAGAAGTCTATAATTCTAACGATAAACTTAGAAAGAGTCTCAGCCGTTTAGAGCACGGTTCAAAAGCTACTCCTAGAACGTGGTTCTATGAGAATCAAAGTCCTGCGTGGATTCGAAAAAGCTTAGAATCTAAGCTATCCGGAATGCATCAGGACCTGAAGAATATTCAACAATGGGAAACTTCTAAATGGGAGAAGTTCCTTCCACAGGGTGAAGCTGCTCCATTCGACCTACGATTGGAAAAGTTTGACGAGTACTTTCAACATATCTCATCTCCTAAGATTGTGAAAGATCCTCTTTGGCAAAAGGCAAAGCAGATAGCCTTAAAGAGATTCAAATTCTCTGAATCTGGTTCACCAATTAGTGGTAAACAAGTAGTTCAACGTGGCTTATCGGAAGATAAGTACAATACTAACTCTGGTTTTGACGAATACGGAAAACGTAAAGACCCAGCTGTTATTGCACATGCCTTGGACAACGTAGATAATTGTATCGAAGATCGTTGGCCTACAACAACTGGAACAAGAGCTAGTATGGGTAAGACGAAGGAATTGGCTCGATTCATATTTATGGGCTCAATGGCCGTAAATATTAGGGGTCAAAGATTTCAACAACCATTACAAGATTATGTGCGAAGTCTAAACCTGGAATTCTTCTTACCATGGGAAGGCTGGGAGAAAACTCAAACAGGCATTTCACAAAAGTGGAAGAATGAGTATCTCAAAGTTGGCGCTGACTACACCTCAATGGATCAACATCTAAATCTGTATCATGGTATGGAATGTTATGATGTGATCAAACACTACTTTCAACCTAAGTATTGGGATGAACTGAAAACTATAATTCAGTACGTATTCTTAATGCCAGTATTGACCAGTAAAGGCATTGTAGAACAAGAACACGGTATGCCTTCCGGTTCTGAATGGACTAATTTCCTCGAAACAGTCTGGAACTTCATATTTACAATTTACCTTGAATTGAAGTATCATTTTAATTTCATCCTTAGGTGTGGCATCGGAGATGACCAACTCTGGTTTCTTAGCATTACTGGTAAACCACAATCAGTAATAAAGTATGTGACAGACGTAATTGTGAAGGAATTTGATTACGCAGGATTACCTGGCAACCCTGACAAGCAGGAAGTGTCATTCGATCATGTTACCTTCTTACAACGTTATATGTGTAATAACTGGTCTGGATTAAAAGGCACCATTCCAGGTGCTGGTGTGTATTCATTGGTTAGAAACGTGACTAGCCAAGTGTACCCTGAATTTTATCATAATATGAAGAAAGAGGGTATTGATTACAACGAGCTGTTTGCTCTTAGAGTTATTATGATTGCTGAGAATTGTAATAACCATCCTTTATTTGAATGGTATGTAAAGGACTTTATTGCCAAGGCGAATCCGAATATCTTGGAATTCGTTCGTCGCAAAGATGCTCAAATTATAGATGTTGAGCGCCGAGCAAAGAAGGTGGCAAACTTTATACCAACGTACAATCAAGAGAAGCAAAATCAATCCATTTTGCGATTCGAAACATTTCGATTGTTGAGAGAAGTCGCGTAACCTTCTTGACAGAGCCCAGCTC